TGGACATTAAACATTAGAGGTGATGGTTCAAACACATTAAATTCAATTATGGATACTGGAGAATCAATAACAGTAGCACATATTGTATCTCAAGGAGCAACTCCTTATTACAATTCAGCTGTAGAAGTTGATGGTAGTTCGGTAACTCCAGAGTGGCAAGGTGGATCGGCACCTGCAGCTGGAAACGCTAGCTCACTTGACGTATACACATATACTGTTATTAAAACTGCAGATGCTACATTTACAGTGTTAGCTTCTCAAACGCAATTCGCGTAAAACTAGGAGGATAGAAAGATGCCAATAATTGGTTCATTTGGAGCAGGGGCAGGAAGAGGTTTTGGACAAACAAGTGGAGGCAGCACGCCTTTTATAGAAGCTACTGGTGGTACAATAACTACTTGTGGTAATTACACAATTCATACTTTTACTGGACCTGGAACTTTTTGTGTTTCTAAACTAGCATGTTGCGCAGCAGATAATGAAATATCATATGTAGTTGTTGCTGGCGGCGGAGGTGGAGGAGATTCGCAGGGAGGCGGAGCAGGAGCAGGCGGTTTTAGAGAAGGAAAATCTACTGTTGACTGTTACACTGCAAGTCCTTTAGTTAATACCGGTGGAATTACTATATCATGTGTTGGAGGTGTACCTGTCACAGTAGGTGGCGGTGGAGTCGGTTACACTCCAACTAATAGACAAGGTCAAAGAGGTTCAGATTCAATTTTTTCATCAATAACGTCAACCGGAGGGGGCGGTGGCGGTGGAGGAAACCCACCACCAACTAGTGCTGGCCAACCGGGAGGATCTGGCGGCGGTGGCGGAGGAGTTTTAAACACTGGCGGGGGATCAGGAAATACCCCTCCTGTAAGTCCACCTCAAGGTCAAAACGGTTCAGATGCTGGAGCACCAAACGCAGCAAGAGGAGGTGGCGGAGGAGCTACTCAAGCAGGAGCACCTGCACCTGGACCTTCTTTTACATCTGGAGCTGGAGGAGATGGAGCGAATACAGAATTTAATCCAAGTACTTGTGTTGGAACACCGGGACCTGCCCCAGGAAGATGGTTTGCTGGTGGAGGAGCAAGTTGTGGTGGTCCAAATTTAGATGGCGGATTCGGTGGAGGAGCACAAAGTGTTCCAAATCCTGGCGCAACAGGTCAAGTTAATACTGGCGGTGGTGGTAAATCTGGTAATCTTGGTGGATCAGGAATTGTAATGATAAGGTATAAAACAGCATAATGGCACACTTTGCAAAAATATCAGAACAAAATAAAGTTCTTCAAGTACTAACTTTAAATGATAAAGATATGTTAGATACTGAAGGAAATCCAAGTGAAGCAGTAGGACAAGCTTATTTAGAACAACATAATAATTGGCCTGCAAATTTATGGATTCAATGTTCTTATAACACTAAATATGGTGAACACCGATTGGGTGGAACTCCATTTAGAGCAAACTATCCAGGTATTGGTTGGGACTGGGATTCTGAAAATCAAATATTTTGGCAGTCAGAAAAACCATTTGCATCATGGGTAAAAAATATACAAGAAGGAAGATGGCAATCACCGATTGGTGATCCACCTGCATTAACTGAAGAACAACAATCACAAAATACAGCGACTACTCATTTCTGGGGATATATTTGGAATGAAGAAAATCAAACTTGGGATTTGACAAATTCACTAGCATAGATTACATACTTTTGTATGAGAAAGACAATATTATCTGAACAGGCCTTATACTATGGTGATGTAGAAATGCCAAAAGGATTTGAAATTAATCCTTTAAATCTTACTAATAATTTTTTTGATTCATTGTATAGAAAAAAATCTTTTTTATTTTCTAAAGATTGGGAAAAATTAAATGTATATATAAAAGATTTTGTTAATTTAAATTACAATTTACCTTTAGTTAATAAAGATACGTGGTCAAATATTTTTCTTCCAAATGAAAGAACAGAATCTATGGTGAATGTAGATCCTGTAGATTTAAAAAACTCACCTGACTTTACATTATTATATGGAATTAATACTGTCGACTGCGATATTAAAATTTTATATGACGATAACAGAAGAAAAGGAAGATCTTGGACTATACCTTTAACTCAAAATAAATTTGTAATGTTTCCATCTACTAATATGTATAGTATTATAAACAGACAGAAAGAATCTTTGAATTTTATACAGACAATAACCTATGAATATCTCTAATTATTATTATGCATTTATTTCTGCAGTTCCTCCTAAAATTTGTGATGATATAATTAAATATGGTCTGTCAAAAGAAGAACGTATAGCAAGAGTCGGAGGTCTTGATACTCAAAAAAAACTTTCAAAAGAAGAATTAAAAAATTTAAAAAATAAAAGATTTTCAGATATCGTATGGTTAGACGAACCTTGGATATATAGAGAAATACAACCATACATTCATAGAGCTAATAAAGAGGCTGGTTGGAATTTTGAATGGCATAGATCAGAATCATGTCAATTTACTAAATATAAATTAAATCAACATTATGATTGGCATTGTGATAGTTGGGACAAACCTTATGATAGAAAAGATTCTAACAATCCTGAACATGGTAAAATTAGAAAACTATCCATGACTCTTCAACTAACTGATGGATCTGAATATCAAGGAGGAGAATTGCAATTTGATTATAGAAATTATGATCCCCACATGAGAGATACATCAAAGCATGTCATGACAGCAAAAGAAATTTTACCTAAAGGATCTCTTATTGTATTTCCTTCTTTTGTTTGGCATAGAGTTAAACCAGTAACAAAGGGCACGAGATATTCTTTAGTTATGTGGAATCTTGGATATCCATTTAAATAAAATGATAGATTATAAAATAATAGATAAAGACATAATACATACTAAACTTCCAAAATTAATTATTAAAGAGTTAGAGGTATGGAAAAAAGAATGCGACAAAATTAAAAATCATCCCTTATCTTATTTAAAAGAACATGATAATGCAGGATCTAAAACAAATTATTATCAAACTTCAGTTCCAACTTATTTAATAGAAAATTCTTATTGGCTTGCATATATAATAAGATTATCAGGTATAGTAACTAAAGAAGACAATAGAAGTTTTTTTATTAGAAAATGGAATGGTCATTTTGATAACTATGATGTATGGATAAATTATTCATATAAAGGCAATAAAAATCCTACACACAATCACGCAGGTTTTTTTTCTGGTGTTGTTTATTTAAATAATAAAAATGATATAACTAATTTTGTAGATAAAAATATTAACTTTATTGGTAAAAAGGGGGACATGATAATGTTTCCTTCTTCACTTAGACATAAAGTTGATGAACAAAAAATGAAGTACGAAAGAGTAACCTTTGCCTTTAATATAAATAAAAATGAACTATATTAATTTATATTCTTTGTCTAATTATTATTCATTGGGTCAATTAAAAGGACACAAACGTTTTAAAAAACAAATTTTAAATGAAATTGACATTACTCCATTTCAAGAAATTCAAGATATTTCTAAGTGCGATTGGGACGTGCCAAGAGATAAAGAAAGAATTTATGGCAAAACATTTCTTAATTTAATTAATCCTTATTTAAAAAATTTAAGTAAATTAATAAATGCTACAGAATTTAATTTACAAAATTATTGGTTTCAACAATATGAAAAAGGTTCTAAACATGATTGGCATATTCATCCTAATTTAAATTATACAGGAGTTTATTATTTAGAGTATCCAGATTTAAAAGTTAAAACAGAACTATATGATTTTGTTACTAAAAGTATAATTAACATTAAAAAAATAAAGGAAGGAGATGTATTGATTTTTCCTTCAAATATTATACATAGAGCTCCAGAAGTAAAAGATAATAAAAGAAAAACAATAATATCTTTCAACATGGATTTTACTATGTTTGACTTTAAAAAAATAAATAATACTATAGCTAAAAAGAAAGGTTAATAAAATGGAAAAAGCAGATTATTTTAAAACACCATTATGGTGTGAATATAAACCTGAGTTTGTTAAAGCTTTAGATAAAGCTTCTAATAAATATATAAAAGAAGCTAAAAAAAGAGATAAAGAATATATCAAAAAATTTGGTGACTTTGGTACAAGTTATCATTCAACACCCTTAACTAGAGACAATGATTTTATAGATTTAAGAAATTATATAGGTCAGAAATCATTTGAATTTTTAGATTATCAAGGTTTTGATATGAGACATTACACAACTATATTTAGTGAAATGTGGGTGCAAGAATTTGCTAAAAATGGTGGAGGAGTTCATTCAGCACATATACATTGGAATCAACATGTATCAGGTTTTTATTTTTTAAGGTGTTCTGAAAGAACTTCTTATCCAGTTTTTCATGAACCAAGAACAGGAGCAAGAGCTACAAAATTAAAAATGAAACCGGATGGTAATATTCACTATGGAAGTGAATTAATTCATTTTAAACCTCAACCAGGATCATTAGTTATGTTTCCAGGATATTTAGAACACGAGTTTGTTGTTGATCATGGTAAAGATCCTTTTAGATTTATTCACTTCAATATACAAGCTGTGCCTAAAGAAATTGTAAGGGATGAAATTTAAAAAAGAAAAATATATAATAATTAAAAAAGCAATTGATAAAGATTTAGCAACATTTCTTTACAATTATTTTTTAATGAAAAAACAAGTTTACGATACTTGTATTCAATCTAGATATATTTCACCTTTTGAAGATTTACTAGGTGGATATGAAACTGGACCTAAAGCTCAAATACCAAATACTTATTCTTGTTATTCCGATATTGCAATGGAAACTTTAATGTTAAAGTGTCAACCAATAATGGAAAAAACAACAGAATTAAAATTGTATCCAGCATACACATACGCTAGAGTTTATAAAAAAGGCGATGAACTTAAAAGACATAAAGATAGATTTAGTTGTGAAATATCAACTACAATGAATTTAGGTGGTGATCCTTGGTCTATATATTTAAGTCCAAATGAAAATGTTGGTATACCAGATGGTAAAAAAATTACTACTGAAAGTAAAGCAAAAGGAATTAAAGTTGATTTAAATCCTGGGGACATGTTAGTTTACAGAGGTTGTGAGTTAGAGCATTGGAGAGAAAAATTTAAAGGTAATGAATGCGTACAAGTATTTCTACATTATAACAATGTAAAAACAAAAGGATCAAAGCAAAATATTTTTGATAGACGCAAACATTTAGGTTTACCAAGCTGGTTTAATAGATAATGCTAAAGCATTTAAAAAATATTAAAAAAGCAACTACTATTCAAAGAAAAAAAGAACTTTGGGATGTTGAAGGAATACTACATAATCAAAAATTTAAATTTGATTTAAGGCCTATAAAGAATAATTGTAAAGTAGGAAGCTTTAAAACTAAAGCTGATAAAATGGTATTTAACTTTAAAGATCAGTATATCATTGTGGATGTAGAAGAATTACATAAATATTTAAAAGAAAATAATTTAAAAGATGTTAACTTACAAGATTTATTATCCAAATTAGAATGGAATATAATATTACCAAAATGAATGTAATAAGTTTATTTAGACACAATATTTATAAATACAAGATAAATCCAAAGCTATATAAAAAGAAAGAAATTGTTGATACTATAAATTCAAATTTTGCATTACAAAAATATAGAAATTTTTTTGATTCAGAAAATATTGTAACAAGTGATTTACACCATTCTTATAAAGATGAGGAAAATGATAAATTAGAATCACCTGATTATTCTTCATTAATACCTCTATATACAAAAACATTTAAAAAATTTTATTCTAATTTTAATTTTAAAATTAATTCTAAAATTAATTATCGCTTTCAAATTGTTAACTATACTTGCACAAATAAAAATCAATTTATGAGAAAACATCATCATTTACCGGCAGCTGATTTTTCTTGCGTGCATTATTTACAATATGATGAGGAACATTCACCTACCTTGTTTCATAATCCAGGTGACGTGGTTGCTAAAGCTTATAAAGCTGTTAGAGGAAATTTTGTAGAAAAATTAAATTTAGATAACAATAATAATTTAGGATACGCTGAATATGCTGCTCCTAAATATAAAGAAGATGATATGATTATATTTCCTGGTTATTTAGATCATGAAATACCACCATCAAAAACCGAATATAAAAGAAATAGAATTACACTAGTAATAAATACTTGGATAGAATAGTAGTAGCCAAACAAATTATAATCATATATAATGAGGTACTATGCTTCAAAAACTACAGTTTAAACCCGGTTTTAATAAACAAATAACACAATCAGGAGCTGAGTCTCAATGGACTGATGGTGATTTTGTTAGATTTAGATATGGACTTCCTGAGAAAATAGGAGGTTGGGAACAATTAACTATTGACAATGAAACTCTTCCCGGTGCAGCAAGAGCTCAACATACATGGACATCTCTAGTAGGTGAAAAGTATGCAGCAATTGGTACATCACAAGGTTTGTTTTTATATTATGGTGATAAGTTTTATGACATTACACCTTTAGATACAGGAATTACTGGAGCTGATTTTGATGCATCAACTGG